AAAAAATATAAAAACTCAACAAAACTTATGCAAAACAATTTCAATACACACACTTAACTTTCATATTGTGCAATTCAAATCTTTGCATTAATTCAACATTTCCAGCTTTTAAAACGAATAACACACACAGACAACATGTCGATTGTTATTGGTGATTTTTCCATCCCACTCATCTGCAGAACTGAGCAGATTGAATGTGTTCGTCTTGTTCCTGGAACAAGAGTTGAAGAAGTGAAGACCATTAAAAAGGTCTTAAAAACACACTACCAAGAAATAACTCTTGGTTGTACTGATAGATGCGCGGGCCTGAGCGCATACACAAAAACCTCCCTTAAGAGAGCAATTAAGGAAAAGGATTTAACTGCATCTGGCAGTTGTTTCCACTGTGGCCTTAGAGCACAAATCGGAGAGGGTAGAAAAAGGGTAGAATTAGCACCCATTTCAGTCATGGAGGATGTTGAAACTGTGGAACAAGTACTTGTTCCATGTATGGTAGAAGAGAAGTATTATAAGGAAGTTTCGAATTTCCAGAAGGCTACGCTCATCGACAAACCAAAGCTAACTATAGCCCCAGTTTTAATGGCACAACCTGCCCAAGTGCCAAGGCCCGCTGTTTTTAATGAAATACGAAAAGTTCATGAGGAGATGAAGTCCCAAACCTCTGAAAACAAGGTCTTAGAAGAGGAAACTCAATGCGCCAGTGATGCAGCGCTTCACCACTTAGACGACGTTCATGCGTGTAGAGCTCGAGCACAGGTAGGCATTGAACGCATACTAGCCAGACATGCAAGGCATAGAATCGAGGCTAGACAGCAAGTTGAAGAGGAGCAATCGGAAGCATTAGCAGCGTTCGAATCCTTCTTCAATCAAACTCACAGAGAAGACAGATATGAAGGGAAAGTCTTAACCATTCGAAATGGGATCACAGGCTGGTTTGAACCAAATAGGAATGATATTAAGAACGCAGCTAGGCGGAGGAAGAGAGCTAACAAGAAAATCCCGTTTGTTGCACGTGAAAATGACGTCGCGCGGATAGAAACTCATGAACCTAACGTCAAAGAGGAGACAAAAGATGTGGAGGAAGCAACTGACACATACACATTTAAGAAGCAGCGCAATGATAAAAAGAGAGTGCTGAAAGAAAATGTGTCTCTTAGTATGGCGCGCATTAATGAACTTGTCCGATGTGTTACAAAATTATGCCGAAAAGATTCAAAGGAGCTTGAGTTTATCGGCAAGAGAGGAAGTCTTCGAGTTCAATGTACTAAAAATTGTGGTTCACGAGTGATACTAAGACACTTGCGTGGAGAACTTAGAAGAAAAGATTGTTATTGGGATCGTATCATTGAGAATTTCTTTGAAATTGCAGCTGCAAAGCTTCAGAATAAGAATCTCAATAACAATGAATCTGTGAGGAGAGGGCACAGTGGACATATCATTCAATATGATAAGTTTAGAGGTTTGAGTGGACGGCATTTCGGAAGTTACATCATTGTTAGGGGTAGCATGGATGGCAGAATTATTGACGCTCGTTCAAAGATCACACACAGCGTTATGATCAACATGACCCACTACAGTGATGCAGGTTTGAGTTTTTGGAAAGGTTTTGATCGTCAATTTATTGACATTCGAGATAGACCTAAGAACGCTCATGAGTGCAAGGCCACTATAAACGTTGAGGAGTGTGGCGAAATGGCAGCCATTGTAAACCAACTCCTATTTCCAATGTGGAAAATAACATGCACTCAATGTGGAGAACTGCTTGAAATGTTGTCACAAGAAGAGGAACTTGAATCTTTCAGGCGTAAAAGGAGCCAATTGGCAAGTAAATTATCCAGTCTTCATATCAAATTTCCTTACGTGGATCATTTTCTTAATCGATATGAGAATAGTCTGAATCGGATGAACACAAACTTCGATGCGCACAAACAAATTGCACAAATTATTGGCAGTCGCAAAGAGATTCCTTTTTCAAATTTAGAGCATCTGAATGAATTGCTAATTAAGTCGGATAAACTTGTTAGCGAGGATTTCTATGAAATGTCTCAATGCCTTTTAGAGCTAACACGCTGGCATAAAAACAGGAGCGATTCATTCAAGAAGGGAGAGATTCACCATTTCCGAAATAAGATGTCAGGTAAAGCACAATTTAATTTTGCATTGATGTGTGACAACCAACTTGACAAAAATGGTAACTTCGTGTGGGGTGAAAGAGGTTATCATGCGAAGAGGTTTTTCTTAAACTTCTTTGAGAAAGTTGATTCAACTGACGGTTATAAGAAACACATAATGCGAGTCAACCCAAATGGCACAAGACAAACAGCTATAGGAAAACTGATTTTATCGACGGATCCATCTACGCTACGACAACAAATGAAAGGTAGCCCAATCACAAGAGTTCCAGTTGGTAAATATTGTACAAGCAAAAGAGATGGTTGTTACGTCTATCCAGCATGCTGTGTTACAATGGAAGATGGTACGCCATTGTTTTCTGATATCAAGATGCCAACTAAGAATCATCTAGTCATTGGAAATTCAGGAGATCCAAAGTATGTGGATGTACCAAGCAGCTCAAGTGACATGATTGTGGCTAAGGAAGGTTATTGTTATCTCAACATTTTCTTGGCAATGTTGCTGAATGTGAATGAGAGTGAATCAAAATCATTCACAAAGAAGGTTAGAGATATAATTGTACCGCGTCTCGGTCAATGGCCAAGCTTAATCGATGTTGCAACTGAATGTTACTTCCTATCAGCCTTCCACCCTGAAACGAAAAATGCTGAGTTGCCCCGAATTCTAGTGGATCATACATCAAAATGTATGCATGTGATCGATTCATATGGCTCGCTAGACACGCAATTTCATGTTCTGAAGGCAAATACTGTAAGTCAGCTAATTAAATTCGCCGATAATGACTTGGATTCGGAGCTGAAACATTATTTAGTAGGTGGAGACCTCCATAGCAAGCAAGCTCCTCAGTGTTCCATAAAATTACTCTGTAAATGTATATATAGGCCTAAATTGATGAGGCAATGCATTGAGGAAGAGCCTTTTTTGTTGATTTTAGCGTGTATCTCACCAGGTGTTTTATTAGCTTTATATAATAGTCAGCATTTAGAATTAGCTTTAAAGTACTGGATGAGCAAGCAACAGTCTGTCGCTGCTTTATTTGCAATGATCCATGGACTAGCTGCAAAAGTAACAGTTGCTCAAACATTGAATGAGCAGAGACTAATACTTGAACGCGGGGCGCGCAATTTGATTTCGGTCATGGAAACCATACACATGACAAGCCATTCATACCAACCCGCGCTTCTTCAACTACAGGTCATGGCAAATCGTAGAGACATGAATTCCACTCTTGATCTCGCCGGATTCAGCATATTACAATCTGAAGATAGTATGTATTGGATGGAAAAAAGTTATCTCATGGAATTAGAGGATTCGTGGAACGACTTAAAGTGGTTGGAAAAATTACAAGAAATGTGGCGATTATCAAAGTACTCAATATCTGGGATAAGTCAACTTTCAATGAAAGGCGCTACCGATTTAGGCGGTCGATATTCAGTATCTGCAAAGCAGTTTATAACATCAGTGATGAAACCTGTCAAGAAATCTTGTGTAAAAGCAAGAGATACTTGTAAGGAAGTAATCATCAATACAACATCCTGGACATTTCGGGCAACATTTTCTTTGTGTAGGTGGTGCTTGCCTGATTGTTTGAAGTTTATAAACATGCTTATAGTTATAAGTTTGATTCTCAGCATTTGGCATTCAGCTAATTCTATATCGTTCGACTATGCACAAATGAAGAGAGAAAAGCAGGTGAATATCGAGAAAGTTCTGATGAATAATTTAGTGGCCCTTCATAAGGAGCAGATAAAGATCAATCCAGACCTGACAAAGGAAGAATTTAAGGAGTACATTGCAAGAAGTAGACCTGAGCTGATTGCATTAGTTAATAAAGAATTGCAAGAAGAAGTTGATCATCAAGCTAAGCGCAAAGGTGAACAAAACTTGGAGAAAATTATAGCATTTGTTGCCTTAGTTATGATGATTTTTGACTCAGAGAAAAGTGATTGTGTATATAAGACACTGAACAAATTGCGAAATCTCGTTGCCACATGTGATGAACCTGTCGCACATCAAAGCTTGGACGACATTCAAGACATCTTGACTGACAAAGAAACAACCATTGATTTCGACTTAGATTGTGAGGGGAGCAAAGTTACAGAGTTCAAGGAGATGAACTTTGCCGCATGGTGGGAAAAACAACTACAATGTGATAGAGTGGTACCCCATTATAGAACCACTGGGAAATTTATTGAATTCACTCGTGAAAGCTGTGTTAGTGTGAGTAACACAATATCTCATGCCCCTGAGAAAGAATGGATAGTCCGTGGTGGTGTTGGATCAGGAAAATCTACTGGTCTACCATTCGCGTTATCTAGTAAAGGCGCAGTTCTTATGCTCGAACCAACAAGACCATTGGCAGAGAATGTCTCACGACAGTTGAGACAACATCCCTTTTATGCAAACCCCACATTGAGAATGCGAGGAATGTCATCTTTTGGATCTAGTAATATATGTATAATGACTAGTGGATTTGCTTTCAATTACTTTGCAAATAATCCTCTAAAATTAAGTGATTTTGAATTTGTGATAATAGATGAGTGTCACGTCCTAGATAGCAACGCTATGGCATTCGTGTGTCTTCTCAAAGAACACAACTATGATGGCAAACTATTGAAAGTGTCAGCCACACCACAGGGCCGTGAATGTGAATTCCACACACAGCATCCAGTTTCCATTCATATAGAGGAACAACTTAGTTTCCAAGCTTTTTGTGAAGCTCAAGGAACTGGGTCTGCACGAGATGTAATCAATAAGGGAGACAACATTTTAGTGTATGTTGCTAGTTACAATGAGGTTGATCAGCTCTCAAAAATGCTCGGAGATAAAGGCTATTTAGTGACTAAAGTCGATGGGCGTACCATGAAAATTGGTTCGACCGACATAGTTACTAAAGGGAGTAGCCAGAAGAAACATTTCATTGTAGCAACCAACATAATCGAGAATGGAGTCACTCTAGATGTAGATGTTGTTGTGGACTTTGGTTTGAAAGTCACTGCTGAAATTGATTACGACAACCGGTGCGTTAATTACACAAAGACCAGCATTTCATACGGAGAACGCATACAAAGATTGGGCAGGGTTGGTAGACACAAGAAAGGGCATGCAATGAGAATTGGAACTACAATTAAAGGATTGATTGAGATTCCTAGTCTTGTGGCGACACAGGCTGCATTTCAATGCTTCACATATGGATTGCCTGTAATGACACAAGGAGTTTCAGTTAACAGTTTATCAAATTGCACAGTCCGACAGGCCAGAGTTATGTCTCGTTTTGAGTTGCCGCCTTACTTTATGGCTTCACTTGTATATCATGATGGCAGCATGCACCCTGAAATTCACAAGCATTTAATTCCTTACAAGTTAGATGAATCTGAAATTCAACTTAGTGCCATGGCTTTTAACTTTACCGTAACATCTATTTGGCTAGATTGTAAATTTTATGACAGTATAGGAATCCATCTTGATTTACCGCGCGAAGCAAAAATTCCATTCCATTGTAGAGAATTCCCAGATATGAAATACCGACACTTGTGGGAAGATATTCTCAAAATCAAGAGCATAAATTGTTTTGGTAGAATGAGTGTTGTTAGCGCAACAAAAGTAGCATATACACTTAAAACAGACATTCATTCAATTGGAAAAACTCTCGGATATATTGACGCCCTCTTGCAAGAAGAATATAGAAAACAGCATCATTTTAAAGCAATGACAAGTAACGCATGTAGTGGGAACACTTTTTCAATGCTAAGCATAGCAAATGCAATACGGAACCACTATGCTAAGGACTACACTGCTGGCAATATTCAGAAATTGCAGGCAGCAAAGAATCAAATACTGGAATTCGTCAATTTAAATCTTGATCCTTCGGCGAAATGCGGATTCCAAGAGTTCGGAGCTTTAGAACTAGTTACCCATCAGAGCAGGCAAGAAATTTCAAAATTTCTAAATCTGAGAGGTAAGTGGAATAAGTCACTAATTACACGTGATATCTTAGTTTTGTTAGGTGTCACTATTGGTGGTTTCTGGATGATATGGGATAAGTTCAAATCAAACATTGAAGAAGTTCATCATGAAGGAAAGAGGAAGACTCAAAAGCTTAAATTTCGGGATGCTCGCGATAAGAAAATGGGTCGAGAAGTATATGGAGACGACGGTACTATTGAACATTACTTTGGATCGGCATACGTCAAGAGAGGTGCAGTTAAGGGCCAGAAGAGAGGAATGGGCGAAAAATCAAGACGTTTCGTTAGTATGTATGGAGTTAATTTAGAAGATTTTGCTTTTATTAGATACATAGATCCCATAACTGGAGCAACGCGTGATGAGAGTCCTTTGACAGATGTGGAATTAGTGCAAGCTCATTTCGGAGAAATCAGAGACAAAATGCTAGACGAGGGCCTCATCGATAGGCAACACATCTTAAATAAACCAGGTTTGACAGCATACTTAGTTAAGGACGGGGTTAAGTCCATCATGAAAGTAGATTTGCAACCACACAATCCTCTACTCATATGCAAAAACAAAGCGACAATAGCAGGGTTTCCTGAGAAGGAGTTTGTTTTGCGACAAACGGACAAAGCATATGAAGTAAGTAGAGAGGAACTACCAGAACGGAATGAAGACGTTTCTTTTGAAGGAGCCTCAAGTGTGAAGGGATTGCGCGATTACAATGGTGTAGCCAGCGCTATTTGCCAACTCACAAACAACTCAAATGGTCGGTCCACCACAACTTATGGGGTTGGCTTTGGCTCATACATCATAGTTAATAGGCACTTGTTTAAAGAAAATAATGGGAATTTATTGATCAAATCGACGCATGGAAATTTCAATATCAGGAACTCCAAGCAAATTAAAGTCGTCGGAGTGGAGGATAGGGATATTGCCATTCTTCAAATGCCTAAAGACTTCCCACCCTTTGCACAGAGGTTACGATTTAGAAATCCAATAGTGGGTGAATCAATTTGTCTTGTTGGAAATACGTTCCAAGAAAAGTACAATGCAAGCATCGTTTCTGAGACAAGCAAAACATTCCCACGAGTTGAAGGTAGTTTTTGGAAACATTGGATTAATACAACGGAAGGACATTGTGGATTGCCTTTAGTTAGTGTCACTGATGGATTTATTGTAGGAATACATAGTTTAATGAGTCATAAGTACGATCATAATTATTTCTCGAACTTTGACGACGCGTTTGAAGGCGATTATATTAACAAGTTGAAGGAACTGAAATGGGAGCAGAATTGGACTTACAACGTTAATACTGTTAGTTGGGGCAACATGAAACTTCAGGATAGTGCTCCATGCAAAGAATTCAAAACAACTAAGTTGATTAGCGACTTATGCACGGAACCTGTGTGCGCTCAGAGTAGCAATCAAGTTAGATGGTTATATAATCAGCTTGAAGGAAATTTGAAAGCGGTTGCAACTATTCCCAATAACTTTGTTACAAAGCACATTGTGAAAGGACGATGTAAATTGTTTGAATTGTATCTGCAAACTCGTAGTGAAGCGAATGAGTTCTTTAAACCACTGATGGGTTTCTATGGGAAGAGCGGTCTCAACAAGGAAGCATACATTAAGGACCTATTTAAATACTCATCAGAAATACCAATTGGGGAGGTCGACACTGAGAGATTTGAAGATGCAGTTGGGCAAGTCATCGAAATTATGATGCAATGGAACTTTAGGGAATGCAAGTATATCACCGATTGTGACCAGATCTTTGAATCATTGAACATGAAAGCGGCAGTCGGTGCGTTGTACAGTGGTAAGAAAAAGGCGTACTTCGAAAATTCCACATTTGATGATCGAAATCATTTGCTACAGCTTAGTTGTCTCCGATTATTCAAGGGTGATTTGGGAATTTGGAATGGAAGTCTTAAAGCTGAATTAAGACCAATTGAAAAGGTTGAAGCAAACAAAACGCGAACATTCACAGCAGCTCCAATTGAAACTTTACTTGGCGGAAAGGTTTGCGTCGATGATTTCAACAACCAATTTTATGATCTTAATATGAAATGCCCATGGACAGTCGGGATGACTAAGTTTTATTGCGGATGGAATGATCTTCTAGGTAAACTTCCTGATGGTTGGATATACCGCGATGCTGACGGATCACGATTTGACAGTTCTCTTACACCATACTTGCTGAATGCAGTGCTCGGGATTAGGGAGTTTTTCATGGAAGATTGGGACATAGGCGTGCAGATGCTTCGAAATTTGCACACTGAAATAATTTACACCCCCATTGCAACACCTGATGGAACAGTCGTCAAAAAGTTTCGAGGAAATAATAGTGGTCAACCGTCAACAGTCGTAGATAACACATTGATGGTCTGTATTTGTGTGCAGTATAGTTTAATTATGAATAGTGTAAAGTTTGAGAATCAGGATGATGTCTGCAGGTATTTCGTTAACGGTGATGATTTATTGCTTGCAATCAATCCAAAATTTATACACATCCTAGATTCTTTTAAAGTTCATTTTGCTAATTTAGGTTTAGACTACGATTTCTCTCATCGAACGAAAGACAAAGGAGAACTTTGGTTTATGTCTCACAAAGGAGTTAAATTAAATGACATGTATATTCCAAAGCTGGAGCCAGAGAGGGTTGTCTCAATACTTGAGTGGGATAGAAGTGTAAAACCAGAACACAGATTAGAAGCGATTTGCGCTTCGATGATTGAAGCATGGGGTTACCCTAGGTTAATCCACGAAATTCGAAAATTTTATGCTTGGGTTCTGGAACAAGCACCATACAATCATCTCGCATCTGAGGGAAAGGCACCATACATTTCGGAAACAGCGCTCAAAAGACTTTACACATGCGAAGAAGGAAGTGCTGATGAAATCATGTCATACTTAGAGATGTGTGCAAGTGATTTGAACGAGGATGAGTACTTTGATGATGAAGATGTTTCTCACCAGTCCGCTCTTGATGCTGGCAAACCCACAGCAGAAAACAAGAAAGACGATGAAGAGAGAAAGAATAAAGAAGAAAAGCAGGAAAATAAAAACAAAAATAAAGAAGTCGAGAAGAAACATGAGAAAACTTCGAATAGCGCATCTGGTGCTATTGTTTCAAACAACGAAAAAGACAAGGATGTCGATGTAGGATCAAGTGGATCTTTCATCATACCACGAATTAAATCGATATCCAATAAACTCACAATGCCAAAAGTGAAAGGGAAAGGAATTTTAAATTTGGAGTTCCTTTTACAATACACACCAGATCAAGTGGACATTTCAAATACCAGGGCAAGTATTTCACAGTTTAATACATGGTACAACGCTGTGAAGGAATCCTATGGTGTGTCTGATGAAGAAATGGGAATAATTTTGAATGGATTAATGGTTTGGTGTATTGAAAATGGAACATCTCCAAACATTAATGGCATGTGGTTTATGATGCAAGGGGAAGAACAAATCGAATACCCCCTTCAACCAATAGTGGAAAACGCAAAACCCACTTTGCGTCAGATTATGGCTCACTTTAGCAATGTTGCTGAAGCATACATCGAAAAGAGAAATTATGAGAAGCCATATATGCCGAGGTACGGTATTCAACGGAACCTCACCGACATGAGTTTGGCGCGATATGCTTTTGATTTCTATGAAATGACATCAAGGACGCCAGCTCGGGCCCGGGAAGCCCACATCCAGATGAAAGCTGCAGCATTGCGAGATGCGAATAATAAGATGTTTGGACTGGATGGAAAAGTCGGAAATGCGACTGAGAACACGGAGCGCCACACCGCAGACGATGTTAACCATAACACTCATGCATTCACCGGCGTTCGATATTATTAGATATTTACCTAAGCATAGTTTTATCTAGTATCTTTTAAATCGCATTAGCTTTACTTTCTAGCACGCGTTAGTGAGGTTTTACCTCCTATTATCTATGTGTCAGTGAGGGTAGCCCTCGTGTGATCTCTTAGAAAGTATTGTCCCAAGCTGCAGTGGCTGGTTGTTCATAGCATGAGTGGCTCATGGACCTTCAGCCTAAGCAAGGAGGGA